ACTACGTACGATCTCCCTGATGATACTGTTGACCTCCTTGAGCATGTTATTCGTACACAAGCTAGTAATGTGCCTAACCAAACTGATTTGAACATAACCCGCATTTCTGTTTCGACGTACTCAACGATTCCTAACAAGCTGGCTCAGGGGCGTCCGATTCAAGTGTGGGTAAATCGTCAGTCTGGTCAGAAGTCCGGGTCAAACGCAGCCACACCTGCGCACCCACAAATTAACGTCTGGCCTGCGCCAGATCAAGGTACGCAAGCTAATCCGTACTACGTGTTTTACTACTGGCGTATGAAGCGCATATACGACGCTGGGAACGGTATCAATGTGGTTGATATTCCGTTTCGTTTTACCAATGCGCTGGTTGCGGGGTTGGCGTACATGTTGTCGATGAAACTGCCGGGGGCTGAAGGCAGAGTTCAAATACTTAAAGCCATGTACGACGAGGCGTGGGACCTTGCCGCAGGTGAGGATCGTGAGAAGGCAGCAGAGCGTCTGGTGCCGCGACAGATGTTTATAACGTAATGGGTAACAGGTTTTCGTCAGGTCGCTTCAGTATTGCTGAATGCGATAGGTGTGGGCAGCGATACAAGCTCAAAGAGCTAAAGAAGCTGGTCATTAAAACCAAGCAGGTATCAATCAAAGTATGCCAAACTTGCTGGGAACCAGATCAGCCGCAGTTGCAATTAGGTATGTATCCTGTGGACGATCCGCAAGCTGTGCGGGAGCCACGTAGAGATAACAGCTATGTGCAGTCTGGATACAATGGGTTACAGATTACGGCAAACACCAGTTCTACGGTGTTGTCAGACGGAACGCCTTCAGGTGGTAGCAGGGTGATACAGTGGGGTTGGCGGCCTGTAGGCGGGGCAAGTGCAAACGATGCGGGGTTAACGCCTAACTATCTAACATCAGCAGGGCAGGTTGGCAGCGTGACAATTACATAGGGGTACAGGATGGACACTAAACAGGTTAAACGAATCGCCGACAAAGAAGTCAAAGCGCACGAAAAGCGTTTGCACAAAGGCGTTAAAGGTATGAAAAAAGGCGGTCCTACTTCCGAGGATCGTATGCGCATGGGGCGTAATTTAGCTCGTGCTGCCAGCCAAAAGACGGGGTAATCATGGCAAAAAACATTAAACCAGCTTCGTCGTACGCTAAACCACACACAATGTCTGGTAGCAAAGTCACAGTTGAAGGTCAAGTCAAAGCCCAGTATGAGGGTACTGACCCTAATACTTTGTCAGCTAACAAGATGAATCCTCGCGTTCACGGCACATACCGTGTCAGCGCAGGTGACCCAGCAGCAGATAACACCAAGACTGATGGCATCAAAATGCGTGGAGCCGGTGCAGCAACTAAAGGCTTTATGTGTCGCGGCCCGATGGGTTAAGTTAACAGTGGGTTAGGGGTAAGTTTACAATGAACTACGCGGCGCTATCCACAGCGATACAAGACTACACGCAAAACTACGAAACTACTTTTGTAGCTAATATTCCTTTGTTTGTTAAACAAACGGAAACGCGTGTGTACAACACTGTTTTGATTCCAGCGTTGCGTAAAAACGTAACAGGTGCAACTGTTAGCGGTAACAAATATTTATCTTGCCCATCTGATTTTTTGTCGGTGTTTTCGATGGCGGCTATTAACAACGGTAGCTACGAGTATTTGTTAAACAAAGACGTTAACTTTTTGCGTGCTGCTTACCCCAACCCCTCAGATACAGGGTTTCCGCAGTATTATTCATTGTTTGGCCCGACAGTAACGGCTAGCGTTATTACGACAGAACTTAGTTTTATTTTGGCTCCTACGCCAGACGCTATCTATGACGTAGAGTTGCATTATTACTACTACCCTGCATCTATTGTTGACACCGGTACATCTTGGCTTGGCGACAACTACGACCCTGTGTTGCTGTACGGTTCTTTGGTTGAAGCGTATATCTTTATGAAGGGCGAGCAGGATATGATGGCGTATTACCAAACTAAGTACAACGAAGCTCTGCAACAACTTGTTCGTTTGGGTGGTGCCCTTGAGCGTGGTGATGCGTACAGGGATGGGCAGTTTAAAGGGAAGGCGGCTCCGTAATGGCTATTGAGCAAGGGCTTACAAACAGCTTCAAGCAGGAAATGCTGCAAGCAGGCCAGAACATCATCACGGATACGCTGCGTATGGCGCTGTACACAGGGTTTTCAGATATTGGCGCGGCTACTACTGTGTATACAACGACTAATGAAGTTACTGGCACAGGGTATACGGCAGGCGGTAATCCAGTAACAGGGGCTGTATTAAGTACAGACACAACAACAAACACGGTATACGTAAACTTTGGCAACGTATCTTGGTCTGGAGCTAGCTTTACTGCTCGCGGGGCGCTTATATATAACGTTACGCGGAGTAACGCATCCGTTTTAGTGTTGGATTTTGGTTCAGATAAAAGCTTTAATCAGGTAAGTAACACCGTTACAATGCCAGTTAACACATCAACAACAGCTTTAATTCGTTTTCCTTAAGAGGGCATTATGCACAAAGAACTTGGACGCTGCGGCGACAGCGCAACTATAACCATGCAAACACAAGGCCGCACAGCCCCTGAAAGTATGGGCGTTGAAGGTTCATACCGCATTGTTTGCCACGACAAAAACGGCAATCTTAAATGGGAAGAAGAATTTCCAAACTTGGTAGTTGCGGCTGGCAAACAGTTGATGATGGATACGCTGCTACGTACAACTTCACCTTCAACTTACACCACAGTTGGCCCGTTCTTGGGTTTGACTAATGTTTCTATAACAGCAGCGGCAACCGACACCATGAGTACGTTAACTAACAAAGAGTTTATTAACTACAGCACAACAGGCGGCGCTGGAATTCGTGGTACGGCAGTATTTGCTGCGGCAGCTTCAACTGGATCAACACCAACAAACATTACTTCGTCTAACGCTACGGCTATCACGTACACCATCACGGGCGCTGGCGGAAATATTTTTGGCTGTTTCTTGGTTACAGGCACATCAGCTTCTAACGCAACCGGCAGTACAGCAGGTACGTTGTACTCTGAGGGTAACTTTGCCACTTCAAAAAGCACATCAGCTGGTGACACCGTTAGCGTTACTTATAGCACCACAGCCACCTCGTAAGGTGGATAGATGTCATTTGCTGCATCAAGTTTTGCGGAAACGTCATTTGCTGCATTAGCAGCAGTAGCAAGTGGCAATAGTTTTACAGCTTCGATCACCGAAGATATGGTGGTCAATGATGCAAACGTATTTGTAGCAGCATTTAATGTAAACCAAACAGAAAATAGCGATGTAGCTGATGCATTAGTAACAGCGTCGCAATTTAATGTAAGTATTTTTGAAGATTCTGCTATAGCAGATGTAGTTACAGCAACGTTTCAATTTGTTGCAAGCGTTGTTGAAAACGTAAATTTAGAAGATGTTCAAACAATAGGCGCATTTGTTTCGGTGTCTATATCGGAAAATTTTACGGTTGATGATTTATCAACTGGCGGTTTGTTTTTGAGCATAGTTGTCAATGAAGATGTTGCTGTAGCCGAATCCGAAAGCATTTTATTAACTGTTAACTACAGCGTCATTGAAGATTTTAGTATTGCAAGTGTAGAAAATGCTATTTCACAGTACTTAATATCTGTAACAGAGCCGCTGTCTATTCTTGATGTTATTGTACTTAGGTCTATATGGCTTCTCATAGCGACAGATAGCAATGTGGTTTGGAACAACATAAACAGTAATACCAGCAATTTAGTTTGGATGACAATTAACACTACATCAAATTCAAGCTGGACTGATATAAATACGGGGCAATAATGGCTTTTGTTATAAAAGACAGAGTTCAACAAACCGGAACAGCGGTCGGAACAAGCAGATTTGATTTATCTGGTACGCCTACCGGATTTCAAAGCTTTTCTATTATTGGTAATTCTAACACTACCTATTATTCTGCTACTGATGTTGCTGGTAACTGGGAGGTTGGTTTAGGAGTTTACTCTTCTGGCAATACTTCAATACAACGCAGTAATATTTTGTCTTCTAGCAGCGGCGGATCGGCAGTTACGTTTTCAGGAACGGTAACTGTATTTTGTACTTACCCATCATCTAAAGCCGTTTATTTAGATTCAAGTAATTCTGCTGTTATCGGGTCAACCGCTGATATTTTTAGCGGTTACCCAAAACTTACAGTAACTAACGGCAGTACTTTTTTTTATGCATACTCAAGTACCGCAGCATCTGCGCAGTTATATTTTTTTAAATCGCGCTCAAACACGGCATACGGTACCGTTCTTAGCACCGACACTTTAGGGAATATAGCGTTTACTGGCGCGATGTCGAACGCCAGTGGGGTTTTTTTGGAAGGGGCGATTATTCAAGGTTCGATGGATGGAACGCCAGTATTTGATGATGCTAACGGATTTATTTCATCATTTCCAGCAAAGATATCTTTTTATAATAGAACTGGTGGGTACGACACATTTCAAGATGTTCAGCTTGCAGAATCCATGCGGCTTTCTAATAACAGCGTTCTTTCTATAGGTGGATACGGGTTTTATTTAGGAAGCGCTAATATAGGAGCAAGTCGTGCATCAATTACCGCAGACAGTAACGGAGATTTAATACTTTCAGCCGACCCAAATAATTTATATTCAAATTCTGATGTAGTTACTAGAATTGATAACGTTGAACGTATTCGTACCGATTCTTCTGGCTATACGCAGTTTACCAGCAACCTTGTTATGCCTTATCAAGGCAACATAACGTCAAAATCTACAACAGCCACATTAACAGGCGCAGAATTAGTTACTGGTCTTTTAAACACTACAGGCTCTAGCTATACAGTAACTCTTCCAACAGCAGCAAATATTGAGTCAGCATTAACTTGGGCAGGCAACAACGCGTGCATAGATTGGTTTGTTATTAACACAGCGTCTGGAACAATTACCATTGGCGCAAACAGCAATACGTTTGTAGGCGCGACAACTATAGCTACCGCAACATCTGCGCAATTTAGAATTCGTAGAACAGGTTCTAGCGCGTTTACTGTGTATCGTTTACGTTAATAGGATTAAACATGGCAACTACTTTTACGTGGACAGT